AAGATGCATACAGCTTACTACTTGACACAGTTGGAATGCCTGAGATAGAATACAAAGCTTTCTCAGAGTATGAAGAGATGGCAGACAAGCATGATTATGTAGGTAACTTTAAACCACTTAAGTCTGACAAGAGAACTATTGCTAAAACATTAGCAGTATACTCAGCGTTTACAGAAGGGCTACAATTATTTAGTAGCTTTGCTATCTTGCTTAACTTCCCACGCTTTGGTAAGATGAAAGGTATGGGACAGATTGTTACTTACTCTATCCGTGATGAGTCTATGCACGTTGAAGCTATGACTAAATTGTTCCGTGAATTTATTCAAGAAAACATTGAGATTTGGACAGACGATTTCAAAGCAGAGCTATATCAAATCTGTAGGGACATGGTAGAACTTGAAGACAAATTCTTAGACTTAGTGTTTGAAATGGGAGACTTACAAGGACTAACTAAGAAAGACATGTATTCTTATAACAGATACATTGCTGACCGTAGGTTACTACAGTTAGGATTGAAGACTAACTATGACCAGAAAGAAAACCCACTTACTTGGCTAGATGAAGTCATGGGTGTTGAGCATCAGAACTTCTTTGAAGGACGAGCAACCACTTACATGAAAGCAGGATTAAGAGGGAGGCAAGACTCTGTAACTTTTACAGGGATTGAATAATGAAAAAGAAAAGAGAAGAAGCTGAGTTGCTTGGATATAAACTATTGTATAATAGGACAGGCAACTTAGTCACTGAAAGATTAAGTACGGACATCACGCAACTCAAGAAGTACTTTAGTGTAGAAGAATACTCAACACTTAATACAATAGTCAGAGAAGCTACAAAGAAATTAGATGAGGTGCATAGTTATATCGAATCTAATTTAAATGCTAGGAAGATGGACGATTAGATTGTATATATGATAATAGGTTCTGCTTTACCCTTGACATAGATAGGGTCTAACAATTTAGCTTGGGTAGTAGAACCTGCTATCGTATTTACACCAACAACTATATCCTCGCCTACTTCTTTAGTAGAGCTTTCAAGTCTTGCCGCAAGATTAACAGCATCACCAATCGCAGAGTAATCAAACCTTGAATCACTACCCATATTACCTATTACCGCTTCTCCTGTATTTATGCCGATACCTATCTCTATTCCTAGCTTGGCTTCTGCCATATCTCGGTGTATCTCTAACGCTGTTTGGATGGCTTTATTCTCATGTTCGTCTAGGCTTACTGGAGCATTGAAGATTGCCATCATTGCATCTCCTATATATTTATCTACCATCCCACCATTTCTTTTAACTGCATCAGCCTGAATAGTCAAAGCTTTATTCATAATTTCAGTCACCTCTTCTGGCTCTAACCTCTCTGATAAACTAGTAAAACCTCTGACATCTGTAAAGAGGAATGTACATCTTCGTCTATCTCCTCCTAACTTCAGCGAACTGGGGTCATCTTGCAGTTGCTTAACCTGTCGTGGGTCAAGGTAATGTTCAAACTGTTTCTTGATTTGCTGTCTAAGTTTGTATTGAGTTCTAAAGTTTAAATAGAATTGCAGTGTAGCAATAAGTGTCATACTTATTAAAGACCAAGTGACATCTATGAGTATATTATTTTGTATGACACTATATCCAAAATAGCCTGTTCCTGCCATCAAAGTACCAACCGATACTACCCCCTTAGTGATACCTAGATAATTGATTAGAGAGGCTGTGAGTAAGCCTGAGAGGATTAATATGAATAGTTCTGCAAGTAATCTATACTCTGGAATTTTTGGACTGTCAAGTAACATACTTTCTGAAAGAGCCGCTTGGATTTTGTGAGGTTCTAGTAACCCAACAGGCGTTGCAAGTTGAGGCGAGATTCCTTTAGCAGTAAAACCTACAAAGACAAATGTGCTTTCTACATTCATCTCTTCTAATGTTGTTTGTGGTGTGTCAACCCAACTAATCCACTTACGCCCAAAACTATCTGTGTCTACTGGGGGTATGCCCTTGACTCTTATCATGTCAATACCATTCTGATTAGTGACAATCTGATAAGTATTACCACCCCCAAGTATCTTTAAAACTTCTGTACCAAAAGAAGCTACCCAACCTGTAGGTGTTTGTTGTAATAAAGGTATCTGTCTTACAAGATTATCCACATCTACTGGAGCAGAGACTGCACCTTGAAAGGCTGACTGTTTTAGTATATCGACATTCGATAAGAAACCAGAAGCTTGTGGTAAGGAAACATCTGGTCCTTTTATAACTGTCCCATGAGTAGCAGGATATAGACCATTGTCTACTTCTGGCATAGCTATGACACTTGCAGACTTAGAAAGCTCTAAAGCAAACTCATCATCTCCACCCATTCTATCTGCATGTGGAAACAACATGACCCAACCAACACCATAAGCTCCTGCATCCATAATATCTTTATGAATCCTAGCTAAGTCTTGGCGAGGTAGAGGGTAGCCTCCTAAATTATCAAGGTCTTGTTCCGTAATATTCAGTACAGTAAAATGCCCAGTAGCGTTAGGTGTTTCTACTAGAGCATCAAATGTTTTAAGCCTGAGTACTTCTAAAGGTTCTGAGTTAAATAATAAAGGTAATGTTAATATACCTAGTAAAGTTAATGCCCACTTCATACTGTTATATCTAGTAAAGTACCTATCCTAGACAGAGGATAGCCATACTTATATCTTATAAATCTTTTATAGCCCATTTAATCTCCTTGGTTTATAGTGATACTAGAATTTCCTCCTCCGTTAATGACAAGTTGTGTTCCCTTTCCATTCTGGACTAAGAGTACTGTGTACCCTCCATCCCTATCTAAATCTAAACGCACAGTATCTTCTAAAACTTTATAGAAAGTCAGCACATTGTCTGTTAAGAAAGTATTTATTTGTGTGTTAGAATCAAAGCCCAACTGAGTACCCTTTAAGTTTATATCTGTTCGTAGTAAAGATTCTGTTTGGTCTAGCTCGTTTACATCTTCTATAATATCTAGTAAGTCTTCAAGAAAATTAACATCAAGATAATTAACATCTAATTCTGTAAACTCTAAATCATCTTCAGCTAAATAGTCTATTTCTAAATCATCAAACTCAAGGAAGTCAACATCCAAAACATTAGTATTACTAGTTCCATCTTGTCCCTCATTTTGTTTTACTTCCCTTGGTGCATTTACTATTAACATGTTATCAATTAACTCAAGTGTTAAGTCAAGGATAACAGGGTTGGTTGGTTTGGCTTCATACATAGAAACCGTAGTAGCTTGGTAAGGTTTGTTAAGAACCACTTGTCCCATAGCTGTTGCAACAACAATCTCTCCACTTGGAAGACCGTCATCGTCTGGTAATAATATAACTAAACTCCTACCTATTTCATCTACAGTTACAGTAAAATCAGTACCACGAATACCTATCGTAGCACTGGGAGTTTTTATAAATATATTTTGTTTGTCTACAGTTGCTAGTTTTCCTGTGATAAATCTTGCAGTACCACTAGCAAACTCTAGAGCCATCTTCGATTTGGAAGGGTCAGGGTCATATATAAACTCATCTATGATAAGTTCAGAGTGTTCAGTCAATCTAACCTGACTGTCATCTAAAAAAGTAATGCCCATTCTTCCATTAGAAGTTTGAACATTATCATAACTATTTATATCAAGAGCTAAAGAAGCTATATAATCTTTATCCCTTACTACCCTGCCCGACCCTTTAAGTTCTGTTATGTTGCCTATATTAGCAACCGACTGAACTGCCGCCATCGTTTTGAATGATACAGACAGTACCACCAGAACCAGTACTAAGTATTTTAAGCCAGTCATTATCATTGGTACTCATTTGATTGATGTTAAAAGTTCTACTACTACCTGTTTGGTCAAGGTAGAAATACCCTCCTGCATAACCTTGCCCATCAAAGTTTACAGTGTTAGAATCTCCATCAATATCCATGTAGTTTGTTGCTCCATCATAATCTATATCAGCATTAATAGTGTTACTATCACCATTAATAATCCAATCTAAATCAGTATTACTTGACATAGAAGCTGTTGCTAGGTCTAGCGTAAATGTATTACTACTACCTGTAGCTTGCACATTTACATTTGAACCATCTGCTCCATATGTATTAGAAGGGTCTACTTGAATAGTAAACGCATTACTGCTACCATCAAAATTAAAATACCCTGTAAAGTTATCAGCCCATATATCACCTAGAAATTTATTAGTATCTCCTATTTGATTTACGTCAAGCGTCATTGTACTACCGTCTAAATCGAAAGGAGTCATTGAACCTGCGGAAGATAGTAATCCCCCTATCAAGTTAGCTGAACCCAACTGTTCTAAATCTAGATTAGCAGTAGCTCCACTCTGCTCTACAAAAATCTCGTTGTCTGCGGCAAAAGTAAGTGACGACATTATGCCTAATATTATTATTATTATTTTATTCATATTCCCAATAGCCTCTATCTATTCCTATATGTATTATATTTAAAACCCCAGTCTCTATTGCCTTTTGTAAAGCTATAGAAACACTTTCATTCTCAGCAACACCCCCTTCTATTTCTACTAGTTCAGTACCAGTTTCAATAAAACGAAATATATCTTGAGAAATGCTTGTGGATAAAATACTTTTAGATACTAAAGTTTCTGTAAGTACTTCACCAGTTGATACCGAGACTAATCTTAAGGATATGGTTACAGTATCTTCTCTATAAGATTTACTATTTCCAATCCCTAAGTACCTAGCTCCGATACCTCCAGATTGCAGATTAGCCTCGTAACTAATCACGCCCCCTTGAACTAAAAGCCCTGCAAATAGTAAGGGCTTTAACTTATTATCTTCTTCAAATTCTTTACGAGTGCTTCTAATAAGTTGTCGTTCTTTTGTAAGGTCATCAAGACCTACACGTTCTACGACCCTAAAGAAATTACCGTTAGCTGTATGCTTAAAAGCCCTAATTAAAAATGCTTCAGGTGCTTGCGTAACTGCTGTACTAAACAAAGCAAACGTGCTGTTGCTTCTTCGTTGCCCTGTTAAGTCTTTAAAACTATTAGGGTATACAGCTATGGTAGGTTTATTCTTAGCGGCAGGTAGATTCTTTAATACTGTGGATTGTAAATCTAGGGTTGAGGTGGGTTGTATTTTCTTGGTTAAAAATAAATCGTCATTAGCCTCAAAGACTGCACAACTAGAAAGTAAAAGTACCGATAGGCAAAGTAATAGTCGTAGTTTCTCCATTTGAATCCGTTATCGTTAATGTTATATATACACCGTCACTTGAATAAGTAATGGTATTACCTTCTAATTCTATAGTCCCCTCTGTGCTAGGATTTTCTCCGAATAAATTTTCAACTAACTGTCGTGATAACTGTGCATAAATTCTAGACTCCAAGTTACGTACAAACCTAGCAAGTGTAGTGTTCTCTTTGTCCCTAGCAATCTCATCTTGTAAAGCTTTTAGCTCTGCCTTAAGACTAAGCTTTCTTGAATGCTCTTGGTTCTCTATTGTTAAATAATGTGAGCTAGTATTGTTGCCATTAAAACTAGGGCTTTTAAATTTAAATACTACCTCATCAGCCAGTGTATATCCTGACCAAAAAACTACCGACATACACCAAAAGAAAATACAGAACATACAATTACGTTCTGTCTTATGGCTTCTGAATGTGGGCTTTAACTTCAATTTCATTTCTAATCTTTCCTCTGGTCTTCTCTATCAGCTTTCGCTATTTCTTCTGGGTTAATTAAGTTGGGTACTCCTAGTAATGTTTTAAGTAGTACATCTTGGCGTATGGATTGATTATCTAAAGCCCTTACTCTGTCGATTAATGACACAATAATACCATACTGGCTGTCGAGTTTTGTAGATACTCTTTCTTCCATAGTATCTAAACTTGTTTGAACTTTGTCATCTAGCGTGTCTAACTTAGTTTCCATGCCGTCAATAATTCTGTTAATTAATTTTGACACGAACCAGCCTAAACCCATTGCGGCGGCAATAGGGAATCCGACTTCTGTTATAAATGTTACTGCTTCAGACATTATTCTTTAGGGGTATGTGATGCTCCAAAATAAAAACTAATAACGGCACTAGCTAATCCACCAAGATAACCTAGTACTAAGTTAATAAGAGCTTCGGAGTTTTGTTCTGGGGGTTGTAAAGTAACAAGGAATATATATCCCATGAATCCTCCTACAACTGTAATGCCCATTATCCTAGCTGTCCAATCCTTTGAAAACTTTCCACGAGCATCCTGCTTGTCTTCAGTTTCTAATTTAAATACATCTACGTCCAGTTCTTTCATCTGGATTTCAAAAGCATTCTCAGCTTTCTTAAGTTCTAGCATTTGTTCAGGCGTTGCTTCCGCTACAGCCTTCTCAATTGCCTTGGGGGTGTTAGGACAACCGAGTACATCAGCTATCATGTTTGCCGCCATACCACCCATAGGACCACCTAACGCAGTCCCTAATGTAGGAGCTACTGCTCCCACTATGTTCTTCAATAAGTTTTTCATTCGGCTACTCCCAGTACCATTAATTGTAATTCTCTACTACGTCCACCGACTTGATTAAACCAACGACTGTCTTCCATTTCAACAGCCATCTGTTTCCAATCTCCTTCCTTACAAGCCTTAAACATATTCTTAAACTTTGCAAGTCTTGTGCCACCTAAGTTAAAACACATGTTGACTAAGACATGTTGTATTGGCTCTGGTAATCTATTAAAAGAAGGTACAGTACCATAGATATGTACTGTTTCTCTATAATGTTTATCAAAGTCATCTGCGAAATATAAGTCTACTACTTCTTGTGTTACAGGCTTTCCTACTTCCCAAGTATATTCAGGGTCTTCGGGCTGACATAAATGTCCTATGCCTAGAGTTTTATACCCTAAACTATCTTCATAGATTTTTAATACCTCACCTTCGTGCCTTGTTATTTGTTGTTTACATTCTTCTATATTCATAATCCTAGTCCTTTCATTTGAGATTTTAACTCTCTATCTTCCAAATCTTGTACTGCTTCTGAGGATGCGTTAAACGGTAATCCTGTTTGCCTATTAATCATTTCGTCTGGTTCGTCTTTTACATTAGGTACATTAGTAACGATACCACCTCTTGCATATTGTTTAGCTTTATACTTTTTAGTTTTAGTAGTTGTCCCACGTGCCACACTTCTCATTTCTTTACGGATATCAGGCGGTATTAAACCATAGCCTGGGACATTAGTAATTATTATTTCTGGTATATTTTTTCTGTATAGTATACCATCAATAAAGTCTTGAGGCAATGGACCTGCAAAAGTTTTTAATACTGATGTCACATCTCCTGCATTTCTGTCATATTCACTATCAAATTTTGCGGCATAATCAAATGGACCATAACCACCCCACCTACGAACAGCTTCAAGTATTATTTTACCATTATCTTTATCTAGTCCAGTTTCATAGTCTTTTAAGTTTTCACCTTGACTTCTAATAGTATTACCAATATGAGCTACACCTGACATTAATAATACAGTTGGTAAAACTTTAGGTATAGATTGCATTGGACTATTAAATGCTTCAGTTGAAAATCTTTTAAGTATAGTGTTATTAAATACTGTAGGATATCCTGCAAACTGAAATAGTAGCTGTGCTGAAGGTGTTGAAAGCCATAAAGGTCTGTTAGCTTCCGCAGTACTAGGATTAAGAATAATTTCTTTTACAAATCTATTAGCACCAGTAGTATATCTTTCATGGTAAAAAGATTGTGACCTTGCTAACTCATTATCAAATACACCATCTTTAAGTGAGTTTTTGTACCATGTAATTGCCTCATCAGCATTAATACCTAAGTCACCTAATTGTTCAGTAAGATATTCTTTCTTGCTTTTACTTAAATTACCTTTAGAAAGTTTTTCAGCATTCTGTCTTATTAATCTTTTACCAGTTGTAAAGGATGCAAGTTGTACAGCTTTAGTCCACTGTGTAAGTAAATTAACTTTAAAGAATGCTTGTTGTGCATTTTTTGCATAACTACCGTGAAGCCCTTCACCTGCAAGACCTTCAAGTCTTTCTTGTACTGCTTGCTCTAAAGCTAATCCAGTTTGATATAGTTCTCCCCAAGCTTCATCATCTATATCTTTTATACCTTTAACTCTTTGACCTAGTACACCTCGTTGAAAACCTTTAATACTTCTGTCAACAATACTACTGCCCTCTTTAACTATTGATGTTGCAATATCACCTAATACTCTAGGAGCATCTGATTTCCCTGCCCTAGTTAAAAGCAAGAAAGGTTCTGTTATACTTGACAATGTAGCAAAAGGAAGGTGAGCCATTTGCTGACTTAATTTACCCCAATCTGCCGCACCTCTTGCCCATGCATTTTTTTTCAGTACAGACTGTGAATCAGTTTCAATACCTGTTACACGCCTATGCATATTTCTTAACCTATCAGCAACGGCTTGAGCTTCTGTCATGCTCATACCACTACCAGTTAATTCTTTTATAATAGGTTGTATCTGATTGTTATCAAACTCTACAATGTTTTTACCAAAGTAATTACTTCTTTCAATTGCTCTAGCCGCATTACTAAAATAATCTTCTAAGATAGTTTGTGTATCGTTTTCTAAAACAAAAGCAATTTTATTATCATCAATATTTGTAAATCGCCTAGCTTGTAAATAACCTGATGAATCTCCAACAACTTTATTTTTAGTCATCATTTTAATTTCAAAAGGTGTCCATCGCTGTTGTAACATATCTTCAACAATACGATTAGCTTTTAATTGTTTAGCTAATTCTTCATCACCACCTGCTTGTTTTAAAAAGTTTACTCCAAAAACTTCTTCGTCAATACCTACTGCATCTTCTTTAATACCTTTAACTTGTATGTTATCACTAGTTCTAATAGTAATTTCATCTATATCATTTAAAGGATTAGCATGTCCAGATTCAACTAACAATTTTTCAAACTTAGCTCTGTTATCTTTATTAGATAATGCTTTGTAATTAAATAGTCTAGGTAAAAAACCGCCTTTGTTTACAGTACCACTTTTAAATAAACCAGCACCATTTAAATCAGCATATGTATTATCTAATAAGTTTCTTAGACCTGATTGACCGTCAAACTTAATTCCAGTTTTAGTAGTTGTACCACCATAAGAAACTGCAAGGTCTTGAGTAACTGTTACACCTTTATATTCTTTGTCAATTAAATTTCTTATCCAGATTTTACCTTCTCTTTCTGCTTGTGCTTTTGTAGATACAATATTTTTATCTCTAAGTAAAATATTCATAGCATCTTGTTGGTCTTTAGCAAGCCTAGCTCTGAACCCTACACGGTCTAGCACATTTAAAGATTTAGCTAATCCATATAAATATTTACCAGTTCGTGTTCCAACAGATAATCCATAAGAATCTTTTTTAACAACTTGCTCACCTTTACTTGTTAGAGTAACATCATAGTCATATCTAAACTTACCGAGTAACTCTTTTAACAAAGGAGATTTATCAACATGTGATAAAAAAGCTGTAGTTGGTTTACCTACACTACTTGCAATAAACCTATGTAAAAAATCTTT